GCAGCCAGCAGCCAGTCAGCCTCGATGAAGGCTTCACTCAAAGAAGCAAAAAGACTACACCCAAAAGGACAGAATCATTTAGCCGCACAAGTAGCGTCAGTAATGTTTCCGACTTCAACAGCGAACGAAGATGCGGCAGGTACACCGAATGGCAAGATGCAAAGGCAACTAGCCAACTGCACAGAAGTGAGAGGCGAAACACCAGAAGAATGGGCTTCTGGGACGTTGAATCCAATGTGGGTAGAGTGGCTAATGGGATTTCCAATAAAACACACCGCCTTAAAGGATTAGGTAACGCACAAGTGCCACTTCAGGCAGCGACAGCCTTTTCACTGTTATGGGAAATAAAGAATGACAAGAACACAATTACAAAATAACGCCTTCTACAAATACATCCGAATCCTAGCCGAAGCACTAGAGGCTGGTGGTTACGATATGCGTGAGGTGATCAAAGTTCCTATTAAGCCAACAATGGAAAACGTAAAGAGCGAGATGGTTGATCCTGTGATGAAGGCTTTGTATCCAGAATTAAAATCATCCTCTAAGCTAACGACTGTACAAATGCAGGAGTTGTATGAGGTAATGAATCGAGCAACAGCCGAAAGATTGGGAATCAGCATTGAGTTCCCTTCTAATCACGATTGGGGCGAAAATGAATGACGCGAATCAACTAACGCCTGACGATATCCGTCTAATCGAGATGTTATGCGAAGAACGCTCTAGCCTAAGACGGCAGATGCTAGAACTGAGTAATGAATCAATCGCTGAGAAGTTTGAAATACCTGTTGAGGAAGTAAAACGGATTTCGTACTACATGACGAAACGGAGATATCGGAAGTGAATAATGTAGTTAGCTTTAGCGGTGGCAGAACATCCGCTTACCTAGTACACCTGATGGAGCAAAAGCGCAAAGCAGGTGAGATCGATAATGTTCATTATGTGTTTATGGACACTGGAGCAGAACACCCAAAGACCTACGAGTTCATCCGTAAATGCGTAGATCATTTCGGCATTCAACTGACCTGCCTTCGAGCATTAGTCAACCCAGAGAAAGGCATTGGGGTCACTTACCAGGAAGTATCTATTGCTGACTGCAAGCCTGATTTACAGCCATTTAGAAACTACACTGCAAAATATGGCGTTCCATATATTCTTGGTGCATCTTGCACAGCAAGAATGAAAACCGATCCTTTCGACAAATGGTGTAAAGATAAATTTGGGACAGATAATCATCAAACATGGCTTGGTATTAGATTTGATGAACATAGACGTTTAAAAGAAAAAAAGGGTATTAGATATCTAGCTGAGCTATCAACAATGGATAAAATAAGCATTATTGGATGGTGGAAACAACAGCCATTTGATCTTGAAATTGATGAATGGTTAGGGAATTGTGTCTTTTGCTTAAAGAAATCGACTAATAAACTTGCTTTAGCTGCAAGACAAGAGCCTCGAATGGCTGAGTCTTTTAATGTAATGCTTTGCTCTGACACTGTAAGAACTATGGAATCAAGACCTGCTCCAAACAATGCTATCTATCGTAACTGGATGACACTTCCAGCAATCATTGAAGCCTTTGAGCCATTCACAGATGATGAGATTAAAGGTCGAATGAGAGGAAATACCTCAGCTTGTACTGAGTCATGTGAAGTATTTGGCTGTCAGGGAGATTTGTTTGAAGATTAACCAGGCTGACGCAGCCTTCTCTAAGTGTGTTCGAGAGCGTAATGACTGGCACTGTGAAAAGTGCGGCAAACAGTACGATAAGAACTCAGCAGGACTACACTGTAGTCACATCTATTCACGCCGACACAGAACGATCCGGTGGGATGGCATGAACGCACAAGCGTTATGTTTTTCTTGTCACCAATGGTATGGCGGTAATCCTGCCGACTCAGGGCTGTGGATAACTGACTTGTTGGGTGAAGGTCACATGGCTATACTCCGCGAAAAAATGAACTCTCGTGTAAAAGTGTCTAAGCTAGAAGAAAAAGATATTGCCAAGCATTATCGAGAACAATTGAAACTTATCGAGCAACAACGTGCCGAAGGTAAAGTCGGACGTATAGAATTTGAGTCATATCAGTAACTTATGGGCAGACCTACCGATTATTGTGATAAAATAGCGATTGATATTTGTACAGAGATATCTTTAGGGCGTTCTTTGCGTTCAATATGTGAAGATGAAACCATGCCAAGCGTTAGAACAGTGATCACTTGGAAGCGTAAACATCCTGAGTTTCTTCAGCAGTACGACTCAGCGTGTATCGAGCGATCTGAAATGTTGGTAGAAGATATGCTTCACATAGCCGATAGCAGTGATCCAACTGAGGCAGCAAAGACACGCATTCAGGTAGATACTCGAAAGTGGGCAGCAAGCAAGATGAAGCCTAAGAAGTACGGCGAGCAGCCTGAATCTGAAGTTGAAGATGTTGATCCAATCGTAGTAACCCGATGAATCTAACCGATCCTCAATGGGATATATTCACAGACGATAATCGATTCCGTGTAGTAGTAGCGGGTCGAAGATTCGGCAAGACCTATCTCTCAACTATTGAACTATTACGGATGGCTCTAGGTGAGAACGAAAAGGTCTACAACAAGAACTGCTGGTATGTCGCCCCAACCTACAAGGCAGCTAAAGAGATCGCTTGGGATATGCTCAAGGCTACTATCCGTGAAAAGGATGTAAGCAAGATCAACGAGTCAGAACTAAGCATTAGGTTTAAGAACGGATCAATCATTGCTCTAAAGGGAGCAGAGAAGCCTGACAACCTTCGCGGTAGATCACTGGATTTCGTAGTTCTGGATGAGATAGCGGATATGCGTCCTGAAACATGGAATGAGGTTATCCGTCCATCACTGTCAGACCGTCAGGGAAGTGCTTTGTTTATCGGCACTCCTAAAGGGCGCAACCACTTCTACGATCTGTGGACTCAAGACTTAGATGACTGGGCATCGTTTCAATTCACCACCCTTGAAGGTGGCAATGTTCCTGACTACGAGATCGAAGCTGCTAAACGGGACTTAGATGAGCGGACGTTCAAGCAAGAGTATGAAGCGGCGTTCGTTAATTACTCTGGGATTATCTACTACAACTTTGATCGCCAGGACTCGGTTGAAAGTACATTGTTAGGCGATGACCATCTGCATATCGGTATGGACTTCAACCTTGACCCTATGTCTGCTGTGGTGAGTATCCGTGATGGCAGTAAGTTACGAATCATTGATGAGATCGTTATCTACGGCTCAAACACAGACGAGATGGTTGACGAGATTAAGCAACGCTATCCGAATAAACGCATAACCATTTATCCCGATCCTGCGTGTCGCCAACGCAAGACCTCCGCAGGTGGTAAGACAGATTTAAGTATCTTAGTCAATGCGGGATTTGCAGTTAAGGTAAGAGAGCGTCATACTTCCGTCCGTGACCGTATAAACTCGGTCAATGCGCGGCTTAAAACATCTGACGGTGAGAGGCATTTATTTGTCGATCCCAAATGTAAGCAGACGATTAAGTCGTTGGAAAGACAAACTTACAAGGAAGGCACTAGCCAACCTGATAAAGACTCAGGCTACGATCACATGAACGATGCGCTGGGTTATTTGGTGGACTACCTTTACCCGATCAAGCGAGAGCATGACATACCACAACCGACTAGGTGGAGTTAATGGATACGATTACTTCGACTCATCCCGATTATTTAGCTAACCAAGATAACTGGGAATTTTATCTTCGCTCCTACTTAGGCGGTGATGACTATCGTGGCGGTGACTACCTTGTCCGCTATCTGAACGAATCAAACGAGGATTATTCTCGCAGGATGAATCTAACGCCTGTGGATAACCATTGTTCTAACATCGTTCACATCTACTCTTCGTTCCTGTGGAAAAACCCACCGACTCGTAACTTCAACTCACTCGATGGTGAGCAGTTCCTTCAACACATGATGCGAGATGTAGACCTTGATGGTCAGTCACTCGATACCTTCATGCGTGAGGCGCAAATCTGGTCATCTGTTTACGGTCACTGTTGGATCATCGTAGACAAGCCGAAATCTAACGCTGGCACTCGCGCTGAAGAGCTAGCACAAGACATTCGCCCTTACTTCAATCTCTACACCCCAGAGAACGTGTTTGACTGGAAATGGGAGCGTACAGATTCAGGTCGCATGAAGCTGACTTATCTTAAAATCCGTGAGGATGTCACCCGTATTAACGAGGTTGACTCAATCGCTCACTTCCGTGAATGGACAGAGGACACCGTTAAGCTGTATGAGGTACATGACGACACTGAGCGACTCATTGAAGAAATGGATAACCCTATCGGTGTTATTCCTGCTGTTTATCTCCCTGCTGCTCGTACTGTTACTCGTGGTATTGGTAAGTCCGATATTGCTGATATTTCCATCATGCAGAAGGCTATTTTCAACGAGCTATCGGAAATCGAGCAACTTATACGCATCTCAAACCACCCGACATTAGTTAAGACCTACGATACCGATGCAACCGCAGGTGCAGGTGGTATTGTTCATATGCCGGATGAGTTAGAGCCAGCACTCAAGCCTTACCTCATGCAGCCATCAGGCAGCAACCTTCAGTCGGTAATGGACTCAATCGAGAAGAAAACCGAGGCAATCAACCGCATGGCTCATCTTGGAGCGGTTCGCGGTACAGATGCGGTAAAGGCTTCAGGTATTGCACTACAGACAGAGTTCCAGTTATTGAACGCTAAGCTATCTGAGAAGGCTGACCTACTAGAGAACACTGAGGAACAGTTATGGCGTTTCGTGGCTATTTGGCAGGGCAAGATGCCAGATGTGGAAATCTCTTATCCTGACTCATTCGATGTGCGTGATTATCCGAACGAATTGATGTTCCTACAGCAAGCACGAGCGTCTGGTGTTCAATCACCTACCTTTACTCGTGGTGTGGATAAGTTGATCGTTGATCTAATCTTGGATGACGAAGATTTGCAGAAAGCATACGATGAGATTGACTCAGCTAGACAACTAGGTGACTTCACTCAGGCTGAATAATGGCTGACATCGATCACGCTCGCATAGTCGCTCGGATTGCTGCAACGCATGAACAGCGGCTTTTGTCCGTTCTACAGACGCTAGAGAATCGCCTAGCCGACTACATGAATCAAGCCCCCACTCGTCAGGGTGAGTTGTTTGATCTAGCATGGTCGGTAAGAGCTAGGAACGATCTCAACCAGATAGTGCGTGAAACCTACCTAACGGAAGTTGATCAGTTTGTTCGAGAATACGATGATGTTTTATCTTCACTTGATAGCCTCTATGCTGAGTTTGATGAGTTTGTTGGCGTTGACCCTGATGTTATTGCTCAGCTAAAGCGAATCTCATTTCAGGGCTTTCAGGATATCGGCTCTACCTTCTCGGATGAGTTGGCTAACGAGCTATATCAAAACACCCTTACGGGTCGCCCTATATCTGAGTCTGTAAGGAATATCCGACAGAAGATTAACGGCATCTACATGGAGTCAGACAAGGCTGAGATTAACCGCTTAGTCCAGTTAGCTAAGGAAGGGTCAGAGGAAGCAGTTGAGGCATTACACAGAGAATATGCTGCTGACCGTACTGGTAGGAATATGCGCCGATACGCTAGGCAGATGGTTCACGACTCAATCATGCAGTTTGACGCATCGGTGAATATTGCCGCTGCACAACGTCTAGGTGCAGATGAATTTAAGTATTACGGCTCTGTTGTAGAGGATTCCCGTGATTGGTGTATCCGTCATGTGAATAAAACCTACTCAGAGGAAGAAATCAGGGAGATGTGGGCAGAGAACGAATGGACAGGTAAAGCTGCTGGTGATCCTTTCATCGTTCGCGGTGGGTATAACTGCCGCCATCACTTCAGACCTGTATTTGGCTTGGAGTTGAGCTAATGCCTAAAAAGCTAGAGAAAGAGTTAAAGAAAGTCTGCCGTAAGCGCGGATTCTCAAAAGAACGCTGTGATGCCTATGTTTACGGCACACTTCGTAAGACCGGATGGAAGCCATCCAAATCAAAAACTCGTTAGAGGTACGCATACATGAGCGAAAACATGGAAAACACGGTAGAAGAAACAGTAGAAACTCCAGTAGAGGTTGAAACTGAAAAGACATTCACACAGTCAGACGTTGAGCGATTGATCGAACAGCGTTTAATGCGTGAGCGTAAGAAGTACGAGAAGAAGATGGAAGGAATCGACATCGATGAAGCTCGTAGGCTAATGGAAGAAAAAGAAGCTGCTGAGATCGAACGCCAAAAGGAAAAAGGTGAATTCGAGAAGGTACTTCAGTCAACGGTTGAGAAGAAGAATCAAGAGATCAGCCAGTACAAATCCAAGCTACAAGAAATTCAGGTTGATGGTGCTTTGATGCAAGCCGCTAGTGAGGTTAATGCCATCAATCCTAATCAAGTCGTTGCGTTATTGAAAAATAGCGTTAGACTTGCAGAGGACGGTAGTGTAGAGGTTCTTGATGATTCAGGTACTCCTCGCTATACTGACGAAGGAACTTTGATGTCAATTCGTGAATTGGCTAAAGAGTTCGTTACTGCGAATCCGCATTTTCAACACGCCACACCAAGTGGGGCAGGTTCAAAAGGTGCAGCAGGTGGCTCGACACAGAAGCCTTTATCTGTGGCAGATATGGTCGCGAACTGGGAAACCGGAGGTCGCGAAGCGTTTGCCGCAATGAAGGGCAAACGGTAATTAATTTATTGTTTGCAACTGAGAGGAGAAACCAATGGCTGCAACTACTACTTCAACTCTTGACGACTTATTCGTCAATATTATCGCTCAGGCACGTTTCACTGCTGAAGAGCAATCTTTAATGCGTAACTTGGTTACCATGTACAACATTGACGCTCAACCTGGCGTTACTGTTCAAGTACCTAAGTATCCTGCAATCGCTGCAGGTGACCTTACTGAAGGCACTGATATGTCATCTACCACTGTTTCAACTTCTTCAGTGTCTATCACTGTCGGCGAGGTTGGCGCACAGGTATTGTTGACTGACATGGCTGCAATGGGTGCTGGTAACCCTGCTGATGAGCTAGGTACTGTTTTGGGTAATGCAATCGCTACCAAGATGGACAAAGACATCATCGCATTGTTCGATGGCTTCTCAACTTCTTTGGGTGCTACCACTACTGAGTTGTCTGCTGCTTACTTGTTCCAAGCTGCTGCTACCCTTCGTGCTAACAAAGCTCCTGGTCGTTTGGTTGGTGTATTCCACCCATATCAGACTTACGCTTTGAAAGCTAACCTGACTAACACCTTCGCTAACCCTAACGGCGGTGATCTTCAGAACGAAGCTATGCGTAACGGCTATGTAGGTACAATCGCAGGTATCGACATCTTTGAATCAGCTAACGTAACTGTTGATGGTTCAGGCGATGCTAAAGGCGCGATCTTCGCTCCAGAGGCTATCGCAGTAGCGATGAAGCGTGACTTCTCTATCGAGCCACAGCGTGATGCATCTAATCGCGCGTTTGAGTTGAATGCAACTGCTGTCTACGGTGTAGGCGAGTTGGATGACGACTACGGCGTTGAGATGTACTTTGACGCAGGTCTTTAATTGACCTAAAGGATGCCACCCTTCGGGGTGGCTTTCTCTCATGGCTAAGAAGCTCAAATGTAATACTCCGGTTAGGACTCCTAATCACCCAACCAAGTCCCACATGGTGAAGGCTTGCGAAGGCGGCAAGGAAAAGACAATCCGATTCGGATCACAAGGGGCTAAAACTTATCCACCTCGAAAGGGGGAGAGCCAAAAAGCTAAGGATACCCGTAAGGCGTGGTATGCAAGGCACAAAAAGAACATAGCCAAAGGCAAGATGTCTGCGGCATGGTGGTCTGCTAAGGTGAAATGGTAATGGCATTTTCTACTGACAATGATTTATCCGACATCGTCCCAGATATTCTGGACTTAGGGATTAATTCGTTCTACGAAGAACACGCCAAAGCTGAGGCAGATATTAAGCGAGAAATTCGCAAGACTTGGTGGGCTTTGACGGGTCGTGCTGGCGAGATGGATGACACCCTTCTCACAAGTACACAATGGACTCGTGCAGCGGCTTACTTAGTGTTGTGGAAGTATGCTTTACCTCAACTCACTAACTGGGTTGATGGTGATCGTTTCCAAAATATGATCTCTTTTTACAAGGATATGTACCATCAAGAGATGCAAGCAGTATTCGCAGATGGTGTTGAGTACGACTTCAACGAAGATGGAACGATTGAGGACACAGAGAAAGACCAGTTTGTTACAGGTCGATTGAATCGATGAAAATCAATCTGAATAGCTCTAAGTTGCAAGCCAGATTAAAGAAGGCTGATGAAGGGCTACAGAATCAGATTGACAACGCGTTAGAGATTATCGCGATGGAAGGTGCTAGAAACATCGTTCAGCGTGGTAATAAAGGAAAGGGCTACGCAGGTAGCTTTAAGCCTTACACGCCAGCTTATGCCAAGTTTAGGCAGAAGAAAGGCAGAGGCGTAAGACCTGTAGATTTGAACTTTACGGGTCAAATGTGGGCTGCATTGAAGGGAGATAGAGTTAAGCGTGGCTTGGCTGAGATTTCCTTCATCGGCAAAGAAGCCAACACGAAAGGATACTTCAATAATCAGAAGCGTCCTTTCTTTGGTTTTAACAACAAGGACATTAGGAAGTTCGTTAAGTTCTTTGAGAAGCAAATCAAGATATGAGTACACGAGAGAACATCGCTGCAAACATCGTGACCACGCTAAAAGCGGTTAAGTCACCTGTTGATGTGTCATTTGTTACTCGTGAGCCGTTTGATTTCGAGAAGCTATCTAACGCGCAATATCCTGCGATCCTAGTCCAGACAACCTCTGAGGCTAGAGAGGATGTGACCATAGGCGACACCACTATCCAGCGTAGAGGTGTGATTACTTATGAGATCACAGGCTTTATTAAATCTGCGGAGATTGATAAGGCTCGCAATGAATTAATCGAGGCTATTGAGGAAGCCTTAGATGCAGATCGCACTCGTGGCGGTTATGCTAAGGATACTCAAGTCGTTTCTGTATCTACTGATGAGGGTGCGATTCATCCTATCGGTGGAATAACCGTAGAAGTCGAATGTGACTATTTCTACACTAGAGGTGTTCTATGAAGATGTATCACCCTGAATCAAATTACCCGATTGACGTTCACCCTTCTCGTATTGAAGATATGCAGCGGAAAGGATGGACAACCGAAGTGCCTTCACAGGCGAAGCCGAAAAAGGCTAAATCGAAAGCTGTTGAAACTTTAGAGGAGAATGAAGATGGCGAATCATAAGGGCAGTGAAGGCTACGTTAAGGTTGGCTCAAATACTGTTGCAGAAGTACGCGATTGGTCTTTGACCATTTCTGCGGACACCGTAGAGGACACCACAATGGGTGACTCTGCTCGTACCTACAAGCCAAGCCTAACTTCAGGTTCAGGTTCGGTAACGTGTTACTGGGATGAAGCTGATTCCACAGGTCAAGGCGCAATGACAGCAGGTTCAGAGGTAACTCTAAACTTGTACCCAGAAGGTGATTCTTCAGGTGATGCTTACTACACCATGTCTGCAATCATCACAGAGGAAGGTGCTTCTGCGTCTTTTGACGGTATGGTTGAGGCTACCTTCTCATTCCAAGCTAACGGTGCTGTAACTTCTACAACCGTAGCCTAACAGGTGAGGCGATCTAGGTTCATTACCGAAAAGCAGGATTCCGTGACCTGCCTGATCGCCACTTTAATCACGGTGCTTTAACGGAGAGCATTATGAGCATACTAGATCGCGCTAAGTCCCATTTCGAGGCTAAGGGTATGAAGCGTATAGAAGTGCCTGAATGGAAGGATGAGAACGGTAATCCGACAGTCCTTTTATCAGAGCCATATACGTTAGATGATCAACGCAAGCTGATTAAGTTTGCACAAGATGACGGCATTGAGTTTATCGCTCGATTAGTCATCCTAAAGGCTAAGAATGAGGATGGCACAGCGGCATTTGACCTAAGTGACAAGCCTACCTTGATGAGCAAGGTTGATCCCATGATTGTCCGTAGAATAGCGGATCAGATTTCGGCATCTTCAACAGTTGAGGAAATGTCGGGAAACTAGAAAGCGATCCTCAGTTAGTCGCCATTTACGGATTGGCTGACAGACTCAATAAGACGGTCGCTGAGATAACCCAGATGACCGTTGAGGAATTTAACGGATGGATCGCTTACTTTAAGAGGCAAAGAGATGGCAACGGCTGAACAGTTAAAAATCCAACTTACGGCTGATAACCAAGCCTCTGCTCCTATCAACAAACTTCGCCAGGACGTTGAAAACCTAGATAAGTCTGGCAAACGTGCTTCAGCCTCTCTCGCTGCCTCTAACGGTAGGCTGCAAGGCTCATTCGCTAATATGGGTCGTGGCGCAGGTCAAGCTGGTGTTCAGATTCAGCAGTTAGTCGGTCAGATTCAGGGTGGAACTAACCCTATGCTCGCCTTCTCACAACAAGCGGCTGACTTAGGTATCGTCTTAGGTGCGCCTCTAGTGGGTGTTGTGGCAGCTCTTGGTGCTTCTTTGGCAATGACCTTAGTTCCTAATCTTTTTGCATCAAAAACAGCCACAGAGGACTTGAAGAAGGAAATAAAAGAACTAACCGATTCCTATGAGAACGCTACTATGCGTCAGAAGGAATTTGCTCTTAGTCTTATAGCGTCAGAGATTCAAGAACAAGAAGATGACATCATCAATCTTAAGAAGTCTTACGCTGATGTTGGCAAAGAGATTGAACGTACTAAAAAATTTATTGAGGATTATACTGGCTTTACCTCAAAAGCTACTCTTGAACAAAATCTCGGTCTAAAAGAAAGCCAACAAGAATATCAGCGTCTTGGTGCTGCTATTGACACAGCCACTCAGCGAATAACCAATCTCAAAGACCAACAGAATGAGATTAAAGGTCTGCAAACTGCAGAGGACTTAAAGAAGCAGGCAGAAGAACAAGAAAAGATTAATCAAGGTCATGCTCAGTATATTGCTCAACTAGAGCAGGAAATGATCACCTTCGGCATGAACTCAGACCAGAAGGCACGATTCAGAGCCTTGAATATGCCAGAAGAATACCGTGCTACGGCATTGGCTATCCACGAC